TGATCCTTGAGTTGCTTGAGGCCGTCGGCCAGATCCAGGCCCAGGCGCTTCACGTCACGCTGGTCGAGAAGATACTGAAGCATCATGGAGCCTTCGATGTTGGCGGACTCCTGAAGCCCCGCGATTACCTGTGGGTTCCCTTTCATAGACGTCCTTCCTTGTGGTTGAGTCTTTTAGCCGCGATAGAGGCGAGATGCGGATTCGAAGCTGCCGCCGGCGCGTGACATGCCGGCGACGAGCAGATCTTTCACCATGCCCAGGTCTTCCTCCGAGAGCCCCGTGAAACCCTGGCTCTTAGACTTGGTGGGTGCCGCTTTGCTACTCGGGGTGCGCTCTTCCGTTGCCGCCGGCTGCTCCTGGCCGCGGAGCGTGGTGTTGCGCGGGTCCGAGTCCAGGATGATTTCGAATTTGTCCACCAGCTTGTTAAACAGTGCAATCTGCGCAAGCTGGGTGGGAGGGTCGTAACCGTTCTCCAGCACCGCCTCGAACCAGGTCTTACGACCCATGCGCACGTCTTTCAATACGCCCTCCGCATCCTTCACCGGATCGACAGATTCGAATCGCGGCGCGGTCCACTGCACGCTCCGCAACCCGATCTGCGGATCGTTGGCGGCGGATTTCGGAATCTTGCCCTGCAGAATCAGCGTGTCGATGAACCGCCGCCACACAGGCATCGCGAACAGCGGGATCAGGGTGAGCCAGCGGAACGCCTCCACCGTGTTGCGGAAGCCCAGCATGCCGCCGCGCCAGGAGGAGTAATTCACCTGCGACATGTCTCCGGTGCCCAGCTCATAGGGCAAGCCAATGCCCGCCATGATCCCCTGCAGCTCGGTCATCTTGTATTCGCGGTACCCGCCCGCCGGTGGCGGATTGTTGAATTTGATGTCCTGGCCGGGCTTCAAATACTCAACCATCCCCGGCTGGAAGCTTTCGACCGGGAGCCCGCTGGATGGATCGGTTCCTGCGATGCCGAGTGGATCGCCATCGACGCCTTCCGGCTGCTGAACGAACGCCGTGACACAGGCCTCCACTTTCTTGCGGACCCGCTCCGCGTCACAGTAGTCGTCAAGATCCCGGAGGGCCATCATCACTGGCGCGAGCCACGGCACGCCGCGCACCTGGCCAGGCCGGAGCACGCGGTAAACGTGCATGATCTGGTCGGCCGGAACCGGCTGGCTCACAATGCCGCCGCGCGGGTTGAGGATCAGCACGCCGCCCGGGTGATAACTGAACAGCCAGTATGCGACGCGGCGGCCCATCTCGTCGAACTGCACGCCCTCCATCACATGGCCGTTGACCAGACCCATCGTGCGGGCCTGATCGAGGAAATCGGCTTCGAGCATTTGAAGCTGAAGCGGAATGCGCAGGCCGGCGTCGGCAGGCCGCGGCCGGAAACGGACAACCGCTTCTCCCGATTCCGCCATGGTGCGGACGGTCAGCGTCTGCATGCCATAGAAATCGAGGCGCTGCGGCGTGTCGCAGCCATCGGCGAAGAACGGCCACTCGGCATCAATGATCTTGTCGATGGCTGTGTTGCCGGTCTTGGCCTTTGGGACGATCCCAGTTCCGACCACATTCCCGGCCAGCTCCTCTACCGCGCGCGCCGCATACGGATTGTTGCGGATCAGATCGCGGCTGCGGTTGCGGAGCCAGATGAGCGACCCCATCAACTCGACGTTGGCGTCCGTCGAGGCTGCGTACCATCCATGTGCGCGACGTCCGGCGGTGGCGCCTTCGTACCGGAACCGTTGCGCGTGGCGTTCCAGATAGCCCGTGGTCAATTCGAGCGCCACGCGACTGCGCACACGCTGCAACGCGACGCGCGGCGCCACGATGCTGATGGCCTTATCGAGGAGATTCATTTCGTTACCAGCGGTCGTCCAGAGTTGGGCCGGTGGGACCGTCGCCGCGCTGGTGCTGCGCGAACCGGACTCGGCTCCCGGTCTGCCCGCTGGTCTTCCGGATATCCTCTTCGATGGCGGCCTTTGCCTTCAGAAGCTCATCCGTCGAGCGGTAAGTTACCTCGCGCCCATCCGGGAAGCGGACTTTGAGCGTGGGGCCTCCGATGGCCTGGGTGACCGCGTCCAGGTTCGATTGCAACTGCTGAACGGTCAGGGCCATATCAATTCCTTCCAAACCAGTTGCGGCGCGGTATCCATGGGTCTTCCCCGCGCTCGGCGGGAGGCGGCGCGGGCTGCGCGTTGTTGGCCGGCTTCGTCACGGCCGGAATTGTGGGCGTCTCCCCCCGCCGCGCCTGCACCATCCGTGCGAACCGGTCACAATGAACCGGCAGTTTTAAACCGCTCGCGTACAGCGCATGCAGCGCCGCATACGCGAGGACCCGCGCGTCCAGCCCTTCGTTGCGGGCGTTAGCCGGTTTCCGCCATTCCTGCTTCGGAAACCCGTTGTGGTACCGGGTGAACTTCCTCTCGGCGGTCAACTGCTCGAAGTACTCGAGGTCTCGCCCGATCGGGAAGTGGCAATAGCCCGGCCCCACGTCCCGGAGCTTCAGCCGGTCGTAGATCGCGGTCTTCGCCGCATCCACACCGATCATGAAGAACGGTGTCTGGTTCTTCCGGCTCGGCTTGCGCGGCCAGATCGGCGATTCGCCCGCGCGCCCCTTGGTGGCGTACACACGCCGGTTGTAACGGTCGCGCGTGAAATGCAGCACGGTGGCATCCTTGAAACCGCAGTCGATGCACGTCGCGACGATCCGCATCGGCAGCCCGGACGCATGTAAGTACTCGGAGAGCAGCAATCCCTCCAAGTGCTCCCAAACCTCGTTGCGGGTCACATCGCCGGGAATGACGTGGTAGGCAATCGACCAGGATTCTTCATCGCTTCCCCACCCGGCGATTTCCATCTCCAGGCGATCGGCCTGCACGTCGACGCCTGCCGTGATCAGCGCCACCCCGTCCGGGGCCTCGGCTTCGAACGGCTCGCAGCGATTCCACAACCCGTGAGCATCCGTCGCCACTTCGTGGGTCTCCTCCCACAACTCAGCGAGCACCGTGTTCAGAAATGCTTTCAGGGTCTCCGGCGACTTCTTAGCAGCCAGGAATTCCACCGCGATCTCTCCCCACGACTTCTTGGGCGAGATCAACTGCGAGACGCGAAATCCTGGAATGGGCGAGGACGGGTTCGCCGCGCGGTACTCGCCACGCTCCACCATCTCGGCTTTCAAGCGGTGAGGAATCAGCTCGCGGCACTCGGCGCAACGATACGCAGCATCTTCGGGTTTCCCCTCCGGCCAGACCACGCCCGGCCCCGTGCCATCGCCGAACGCGAGTATCTGGAAGCATCCGCACTGTGGGCAGGGCACGAAGTAATCGCGCTGGTCGCTTTCCCGCCACGCCAACTCGATGCGGCTGACGCCCCTGATCGTCGGCGTGGACGCCATCACGATCTTCTTGTTGTGTGCGAACTCCGCAGTGCGCTGAATAGCCAGCGATACCGGGTCGCCCTCCGTGCCCGCGCTCGCCGGGTAACGGTCCACCTCATCGAGCAGCGCATAGCGGATCGGCCGCATAGCCAGGCCCGAGGGCGAGATCGCCCCGGTCAGCGTGATCTGCCCGGCACCATTGGCGAGAACCTTGTGCAGCGTGGTGTTGCTCGAATCGCGCGACTTGACGGGCGCGATCTTCCCACGCAGTGCCGGCGTCGCGCGAAACATGGGCGCCACGCGGTCCTTCGACAGCGCCTTGGCATCCTCGGTGCGCGGCTCGACGACAAGCACCGGTCCCGGATCCACGTCGGCGATGAAGCCGATGAAGTTGAGCAGCACCTCCGTCTTGAGGATTTGGGCTCCCGATAGCACCACGACCTGGCGGCACGGATGGCTGGGGCTGAGCACGTCCATCGGCTCCCGCTGGTAAGGCCGAGTGCGCCACTGGCCCCGTTCGGCCGCCGCGCCGCCGGTCAGCACGCGGTTTTCATCGGCCCACTGCGAAACGGTAATCTCGCGAGGCGGCAGCATGGCCGCGGCGCCGACTTCATGGATGGAGAACGGATGCATCTTACAAGCCTGCGTCTGCGATGGCCTTGCTCACCTTGCGCAGCACTGCCTCATCGTCGTTTTTCAGTAGCCGATGGATGGCTTTCTCGTCGTTGACAGCGGCCAGCATGGGCGCCAAACGGTCGGCACGCGCCTGGAGGTGGTCTTTCACGATGGCCGAGAAACTCGCGGCATACTCCGAGGCGCGCACCGCCTGGATCAGCTTGCCGGCGCGCTCCTCGTATTCCAACTGCGC